TTGAGCACCAGATGCCAAGAGCTGAACAACACCAGCCATTACTATTATAGCATTCTAAAATTTTAAACCAGCTAATCCACTATCAACACGAAGTATGTTGTAATTTACGGCGTACACTCTGGTATTATTATTGTCACTATCATTGATTGGGTCTATCTGAATTGTGAGGAGTTTATGAAATATACGGCTCATATTAACTTGTCCAGTTGGGTAATACACTTCTGGTTTTAGGGCAAAACTATACATTCCAAACTCNGATTGTTTATAATTTGTNCCGGCTACATATTCTGGTGGACTAATGTGATGTTTGAGGGATTGTTCATATACAAGAAACTTTCTACCTCTATCAAAAACAACTTCATTATTAAATTGAAGTTTTACATTTGACAAAGTGTTATATCTATTTGGATGATTTGCGGTAACAGCTGCTTCAGACTGTGACACAAAGAAGAGTTCCCTCACTGGATGTGAAAAGTTGAGCATCACCGACTTTGTGTTTTCACCAGCTTTCATCACAAACTTTGACATTTGTACCTGAGTGATGACATAGTCAAGTGGTCTGGACATCATGTAGTTTCTCTCGTTATCGGTGAGAAACACAAACTCTGTATCAAGTGAAATCTTTTTGAGATTTGCTGTAGCATTTTCTGGATTAGCACCACTTACAAGTTCTGCGAGGGGTCTCAGTTTTATCCGAACCTCAACAATCTGTTTAGTGAGGGCACATGTTGGAATAGCCAGACTTGGATTACGATAAAAGTAAAATGGGAGGTCCATAAAGTATGTATAATCACCTGTGTGTGCGAGTGTTTCACCATGGCTATTCAGAAAGTACACAGTCTGATCTATATCATCATCTGTATTATGGAGTTGTTGGTGAATGTATATGTACTCACCTGTAATTTTCTCAATGGTTTGTCCACCAATAAGAAGTTCGGCACTCTCCACTAAATGTGACAGAACAGATGGACACCATTCATACCCAGAAGAGGGGTCGTCAAGGGTTATTTTCAAATTCAAGTTTTTAATCAAGTCTCCTCTATCATTTGGAACACGGCAAGTAACGGTTTTACCAAATGTGGAATCTCCATCAAACTGACTTTCAATATAATTTATAGCAAACTTTGTATGTCTTCTAAAGTTCATCAGGAAATATGAAAACTGTGGATCTCCTGTGAGCCATTGGTCTTGGACTCCAGTGGCGGCAAGTCTCAAACGACCTGACATTCCTACATTATGTGAGTAAAATTTTGCTAAATAAAACGAGACACTATGGTAGAATGAATCTTCAATTGAGGAAATTCAAACCCGAGACTATGTCGGATGACAGAGTCTGTGTGTTTATCGGAAAGCGTAACACAGGGAAGTCAACCTTAGTAAAGGATATTATGTATCACAAGAAACATATACCAGCAGGGATTGTACTATCGGGTACGGAGGAGGGGAATCACTTTTACGGTGAGTTTATTCCAGACCTCTTTGTCTACGGTGAATACGACAGAGATGCAATAGAGCGGGTTATATCCAGGCAGAGAAAGATAGTTGGCACAAAGGGGAAGAATCCATATAATGGTGCTTTCATGCTCCTTGATGATTGTATGTATGATAGTAAGTTCCTGAAGGATACTTGTATTCGCCAGTGTTTCATGAATGGTAGGCACTATAATATCTTCTTCATGTTGACAATGCAGTATGTCATGGATCTGCCACCAGCACTTAGGGCAAATGTAGATTATGTATTTATACTTAGGGAAAATATCATTCAGAATAGAGAGAAATTGTACAAATCATTTTTTGGGATCTTCCCCTCATTTGACATGTTTTCAAAAGTGATGGATGCGTGTACAGAAAACTACGAGTGCCTCGTATTAGACAATACTGTAAAATCTAATAAGATCACTGACTGTGTATTCTGGTACAAAGCCACAGTTAGAAAGGGGTTTAGGGTTGGAAGTCCCAACCTCTGGAAACTCCATAAAAAGATGTACAATCCCAAATACTTGGATCAAAGTGAGGAGGATGCCAAGAAAGCCACCAAGAAGACACACCTTAAGATTACAAAAGCGAAATGATAAAGAGGAACTCGGTAACCTTCTTTGGTCTATTCTTTAGGTTACGACCCCCCTTGTAGGATGAGTAGTCAATTTCAATTTTTTCGTATCTATAGGGTCTCAAGATCTCTTCCCACTCTTCAGGTTTGATGAAACCTTCATTATTGTAGGACACCAAGGTATGTTTCGCTTTCTCGGTAGCTAACTTCAAGGTAAGTTCCATAGCTTCTCTAATTTTACCTCTACTATTGTACTGACTTTTGTTCCAATCCCCAGGGATACCTGATACTTTTGAAACTGTATGAGGTCTCTCATTGGTACATATGAGGTTAAGCATGAAGTAATTTGATCCATATGGGTGTTGATTATAGGGTGGATCCAGGTAGATGAGGTCTACTTTGGGGAGTTCCCTCAGAAAATCACAAGCATCTTGGCGCCGTACCTCAACATCCCTTGTCGGCTCCAACCACACTGGACACTCAACTTCAATTCTCTTTGTGATTCTGTCCAGCGCATGACCACCTTTACCACCCCAACCACCTCTATGGAAGCCCTTGAAGACNCCNGAAGTATTTGTGTGAATACTCGCCTTCACGAGGAGTGGTCCAAGGCAGTATGGTTTAAGTTGATCAGGGACACATCTCTCAATGTAATCCAACATACCATCAATTCTTCTTCCATTTTCAGGAGTATAAAACTGTCTCTCTTGGCACGCATACATCTCTGTGAAAAACCCAACTTTATCTGGACATCTATTCATCTCCTCAAGGTGCCGAACAATATCATCGGCATTAGCCCAGGAGGGGGTCACCAAAAAACACTTTGAAAGGATTTCACAATAAAGTTCAAGATCATTCACATACAATTTCTCAGAGTGGTTCAATAACATTCTTGAGACAACACCGGATCCAGAAAAGGCATCGGCGCATGTTTGAGGTTGAAGTCTCTTGACAACTTCTTCAATCTTATTGACAAGTTTCCTCTTGTTGCCAATGTATGTTATCATTGGTTGTTGAACAAAATCATTCATTCTTAATCTTAAATTGTGTGAAATCTCTAACTCAAAAACATAAGACTATACTAAATGTCCACGGATATTAATACCCTCAACCTGGCGGATAATGGTGATGGAATGGTACCAATTAGTGACAATAGATCTACAACATTTGTCAATAATGAACAACCAGCGTTTTCGGAACCCGAAAAAAATGTCAGTCAAAATAAACAGACGATGGACTCCACCCCAATTAATGACATTATGATGGAACCACCAATGATGACAGAGGAGCCCAGAATGCAAGGCATGATGCCACAAATGACTGCTCCACAACCCCAGGGTGCTTACGCTATGCCACAACAGGAAGCGAAGCCAGAAAGCAAGAACCCATTCAACCTCACCGACGATCAATTGATCGCTCTCGTTGCGGGTGCTGCTGCCGCTCTTGCTGTGTCTAAGCCAGTTCAAGACAAGCTTGTTACTTCAATCCCCAAGTTCCTCAACGAACAAGGGTCCCGAAGCATGGTGGGCTTGGCTTCAACCGGTTTGGTTGCTGCTGTGGTCTTCTACTTTGTGAAGGATCAAATTGTCAAGCCCTGATTTGACTCCCAACCCATATTAGAATAGATTGAGTTATCAATACCTGAATAATAGGTAATCAAAGCTCCTCCGGCAAACGCTGTCATGAGCAAGGCACTCAACTTAAGTGTCTTGCTTCTGTCACTTCCATATTCCTTCACCGCATCCTTTGTATCACTCATCATGAGATTCATAACATATGTAATCAAGAACGCAATCATCGTTGTTGAAATCATAAAAAGTCTGTCAACCGCGAGTCTTGGTACATTGCCAATGATGTATCTCAAAATATTTGGAACCACGAGGGTCATCACTGTCAAGTTCAAGAAATAGTTATTACTCATATGAGGTATGACAGTAATTCCATATATCGTTATATAATACGCAATGACTGTCAGCAAGACGCTGAGGGGAGTCTTCATTTAATATGAAGGAAGAAGATTATTTATCCTGAATGTGTTGTCCGCAAAACTTGGTTCTCTCGGGTATCTTTTCATAGATACCCAACTCCACGCACATATCACGAAGTTCAAGGTAATTATTCCAAAACTGCTCGGAGTGTGAGTACTCATCAACTGTACAATGGGCTAATTCGTGGATGAGGACATGGAAGATTTCATTTGGGTTACCGTCAAGGCACAAGGCAATTTCCTGTCCCTTGTTTGTATTGTAACCAACAGATTCACTCATGGAGTGGAACCCGGTGAGTGGTACACAACGCACGAGCATCTGATACTTTGGGTGACCTGTAGAGGAAATGTGCTCACGAAGGACTCTATATTTCTCCTTGACTTCCACGAGTTCCTGGGGTTCCCGAGTTTGGGAGAGTATCCAAATGTTTATGAGGATCAATACAATGAATGCGATCATCTCTTATATACAAAGATAAATTTGCTATACAGTTCTGAAATTGGATTTCCTGTGAGACCCTCCCACAATTCTAATTTAAAACCCATTTCTTCTAAATGTGTCACGAGAAGGTCACGGTAGGCTATAGGCTCCGACTTGGGTCCATCGGCATAGAAGGGGGTATCCACCAGGTTTACAAACAATTTTTCACCGTAGCCACCATTCCCATGATTCTTTGTAAGGAAAAAGTTACCCATATGATCCTTGAGAGGTGTCCTAAATATGATCTTCTCTGAATCTGGTATAATACCTATGAGTCTTCCACCGGGTTTCATTCTCTTCTTAATCTCCCTCAGAGAACTAAAAAACTTTCCGTGACTTTCAAAAATGTAGTGAAGTGAAAAGTTGTAACACACAATATCAAACTTTCTATTTGGACAATTGTGGATGTCACCCTCATAGAAGTTTACCCTCATATGCATATTCTTAGCGCGGCTTCTGGCCTCTACAAGGGCTGACGGCTCTGGATCACACATACTCATATTTGCTCCACACTTATGCCATTTCTGAAGATCACCGCCAAAGCCACACCCCACATCAAGGATCTGATGCCCCTCCCTCGTCACACATTGTATGAGTTCCCTCTTGGCATTATTGTGGTTTCGGCGGATCTCTTCCATATCTTTTTAAATATTCATTCTTTTAAGGTAACTTAAGTTGTATATCTTCAGAACCAAATGGTGAAGATGGAAGCCAATTGAATAGGTAATAATATACATGACCAGTACCTTTGAGGAACTTTAATTTTTCCAGGTCTTCTCCCCTATGACCAATATCAAGGGTATTGAACACATCATAACCTTGATTCCTCGCGAGTACAAAGGCGTCGTTGTACACATCACCAACCATGTAGAACGCATAGACTTGTTTGACTGTGTCTCGTCCATCTACGCGATCATATGGCACTTCATAAAACGAAATGAAATCGTCTGTCTCGTCATTCACATATGAATGAATTGGAAGTATCCAATGTTTAACCCACTCTCTGTCAATTTGGGGTGCCATTTTGAAGTCACTGAAGTATTTTTCAAGTATTCGGGTGACTTTTGGTACATCCTCATGTGTCATCTTCCTAAATTGGGAGTTTCCACGAACTTCAAAATACTTCTCTCTCAACCGATCTGTTTGGTAGAAGCCAGTCTTGACAAGCCTCTTGACATTGAGGAAACGATGCCAATAGGAACTCTTTGCTATAGAACCGGGTATCTTTGTCACAGCTGTGTATACTGCCTGCCACACACCTTTTGTATTAGCGATTCTTTTGATTTCGCTGATGAGCACTGGCGCAAAACCCCTGTCCCGATAGTTGGGATGAACACAAAGAAAATTGATTTGAACCATATTGAGAACATCCTCGCACACTCTCACTTTTGTTGGAACACTTGAAATGTATCCAATGAGTTCACCCGTATCATTGTGGCGGATACCTCTATTTTCGTATCCACACATCTCAGCTGCCCATTTGAGGGTTTCAAGGGAGTATGTCAATCTAAAAGTTTCATCACACACATAATGAGCATTCAGAAGTTTGTGTGCTTCTTCAAGTTTGGGTTTATCCCATGAAAAACCATCGGGAAGTTTGATTGGTTCATTTACAATATTCTTCTCCTTTTCAATTTCCTTGCCACTTTCATATACAGCACCCTCTTGAGGCACAGGTTGTTTATCCCAAAATGTCCTCATTTACAATACAAGTAGCTTAAAGTTTTAAGTATTGTGTAAGATATAAACATGTCTCTTGAGCAAGATTACACTACCGTTCCAGGTCAATTGTATGCGTGCCTCTCTGTTGTCGGACCAGAGGCTCCACAGAAGAATGATAAGTTTGGTATCAAGATTCGTGGCGCCTTTGCCTCCCGCGACGAGGCTGCGGCGCATGCGAAGCGTCTCCAAAAGGAAGATAGCACCTTTGACATCTATGTTGTTGACATGTACAAGTGGCTCCTCATTCCACCAGATCCCCTCAAGATTGAAGATGTTCACTATCAAAACGAAAAGTTGGAAGAGATCATGAGCGGTTACAAGGAAAATCAAGCTGAAGCTGCGCGTATGTTCAACGAGCGTAAGCGTGATATGATGGAAGCTAAGTCATATGTCAAGCCAGGTGACGAGAACTCTATGTTTTACACCAGACCAGACGAGCCACCAGTGAGCCACCCAGCTGATGTTATTGAGAAGCTCAAGAAGGAAAAGCCAGATGCTCAGATGGAAGACCTCGTGAAGGAAGCTGATGCCATTGTTGCGGCGGAGATTGAAGAGCGACGCAAGTGGCGTGAAGCGCGAGACGCTGAAGCCTCTACCGAAGCCAAGATTGAAGAAACTAAGGATGAGGGTGAACCAGAAGTCTCTTCAGCCTAAATTAAATATTCGTTAATTTTAGA